ACACCTCGATGGTGTTGCGGTTGATCGCGTAGACCTCGTTGCGTAAACGCAACACTGCGTTGATCGGGTCTGGGTCGCGCTCCGATGCGTCGTAGGAGAACGGCAGCGTGGCGAGCGGGTTGAGGATGTCGGTGACGAACAGGAACTGCCCATCCGTCGCCATCCAGTAGCCCTCGATCCAGCAGGCGTCAATGACCCGACCAAGTGCGGTGTTGCGGGTTAGGGTGCCGGTTGTCGCGTTCCAGTACCACAGCGCGTTGTTCGACACGATGCCAAGCAGGTCGAAGCTGTAGTCCATCACGACGAGTTGGTCGTCTGCACCACCGACATCCCCGAGCACCGTGACGACGTTGTTCGAGGAGATGGTGACGAGCTTGCTGCCCATCACCCGGTAGTGGACGCCGTTCCAGTTGATCCCGCCGCGATCAGGACCAGGGCCGGTGACAGACTGGACAAGGCCATCCCCGGGCCGCAGGAACGAGTTCCCGGCACCGCTGTTGATCGGCGTCGGCACCATGTTCACCGGGTACGACACCCGGAGGTCGGGGCCGTTGTCGGTGTAGATGCCAGAGACGATGGGGATGGTTGCCACGTCAGCAGTTCCAGGCTCTCAGCGACTTGTTGATGCGCGAGTTGGGGTCTTTGGCAGTCTTGGCGCTGGTGTTCTTCGCCTTCATACCCTCCATTCTCGCGCAAAAGCTCTTGCGCCTCGCCGCATCCTTCTCAGTCTTCGGATTGGGTGCCGGGGGCTTGAGGTTCATGCCCTGCGCCTTGGCAGACGCACGACCCTTGGCGTTGAGGCCACCCTTGGGGCTCTGGCCTTCTTTGCGCTGCCAAGCGGGGGTTTTGGACATGCTATTGCTAAATCACAAACAATGTTTGTAATAATACCTATTAGTGAAGATCAACCCATGCGGTGCCGTTGTAAACACGCAGTTTGTTGGTGCTGCTGTTGTAGTAGACGTCGCCGGCTTCGGCGTTGCCCGGGTCAGTGTCGCGAGGAATGAAGCGAAACTGCCCCTCAGATTTGGCGCGAGCAATCTCATTGTTTGCGCCCAGCTTCAAATATCCGCCGCTGGCGCCGGACTTTCCGATTATCGCGGCGCTGTCGGACTCGCCCCATCGAACAACCTGATCATTGGACAAGTTCAGTTCGGCTGATGTGCGGATGGTTCCGACAACATCCAGCCTAGCCCCTGGGTTCGTGGTTCCGATCCCGACGTTGCCCGACGAGTCGATCCGCGTGCGCTCGGAACCACCCGTCGCCACCGCCCACGTATTCGCCGACGGGAAAAAGACCCCCGTGTCTGTATCACCCGTCTTTGTCAATGACGGGGCGGCAGCGGTGCCGGCGGTGAATTCGGCAACACGCGGAAACGAATACGTATCCCCGCTTTGCGGTGCTTGAATTTGCGGGATAGTCGTATTGATTGTAAGAACTTCGTATGCTGCCATGATTTCCTCAAATGGGGTTGTATGAGGTTCCGTTGCTAGTTAATACGGAGTTTATGACACCATAACCGGTACCATCTGAACTCGTGACCAATGCGGAACACACATGAATAGTGCCGTTACTTGCAAGCACGATCCACTGGACACCTGGCAATGGAATCGCAATTCCGAAGAACCGCGATCTGTTACGGCTGCGGGTCAGCGGCAACATGGGTCACAGACCCCGGCCAGCGATGATGTGAAGCGAACCGGTGCCGCTAGCCGTGACATAGGCCACCGTTGTCTCGTTGCGTGCCTTGGACAGCGTGATTTGCGTGCCAGGGAGCACCGGGTAGTCGGCGGTCGTAGCCGTCTGCGTACCCGAGCCGATGCGCACGTAGGACGTGACGAGATTTGACAAGTTGGTTACGACGATGCTCGACGAGCCGTTGCCCAGGCTCGAAGACGCCGACGATGCGGTCGGAGCCACGGTCACGCCGCTGCCGTAGTTCGGCTGGAAAGAGTCGGTGGTGGTGGTCATGATGGTTCTCCGATCAACCGATGCGATACCACGAATTCGTCGCGGCGACGTAGCGCAGTCGGAAGTAGTCTTGCGCGTTGAGGGCGCCGGGGTTCACGATGCCGTAAACCTGGGCAGCACCGTTGAGTCCGACGGCAAGCGACGTGATCGTCTGCGTGCTGGTGATTAGCACCTCGGTGCCATCAGGCGTCGTGGTGTTCAGCGGCAGCGTGATTGTGCCAGCGGCAAGGGTGCTGGCGGGCTGCAAGAGCATCCACTGCGACGATGTGGGCGTGGGGACGCCGATGCTGAAGCCAGTGCTCGGCGTGTAGAAATTGGTGACAAGCGTTGGCGATGCGAACTGCTGCTCGAAGTAGTTCAACAGTGCGCTGATCGGCATGCGCCGCGCATCGCCGTTCTGCGGGGTGTAGACGGGCAGTTGGTCGCCAGAAGAGACCTGCGCCACGAGGGGGAGTTGATTGATTTGCGGCATTGGTCAATCCTTATACTTGCGACACCGAGAAGAAGGTTAGTTCGGAGTTGCCGGTAATGTTCGCGGCACCACCACTATCCTGTCGATAGAACAGTTCCAAATAGTCACCAACGGCACACGACACTATGTCGTCGATCGCAAATGTTTGTTCAATACCGTTAGTTGCCGCTTGTGCTGCAACCACTTGTGAATTGTTTTTGCGAATTGCAATATTTAGCTGCGTCCCACTTGACATGCTAAAGCGAACTTGTCCTTTCACTCTATAGCATCCGGGAATTTGACAAACCCAGCGATTATTTGAGGTATCAAACTCCGTTCTGGTATCGAAATTAACAACATCAATTTGGACTTTTGTCCATGTTGCCGAATTTATAGACTGCGTTGTTGAAAGATACGCCCTAAGATTTGTTTTTAGCGCGTCGGTTACTCGCAGTGTTTCATTACCACCGATCCAAGCAACGGAAGGTGCCGCAACAATACGATTTTGAGCAAAGACGTTTCCGTGCGATGCAGATCCGGTGACAATTCCGTACTCACCGCTTCCGTCAAGTAGATTACCGATTACCAAGTTATTGCGAGCAACAAAGAGGCTACCAGTGTTGTCCATCTTGATGCCACCGGTTGCGGTGACAGCAGCCCATACACTCAAGTAGTCCACATTCTCGACAGCGTTTCCACTGACAAGATTCTTGCTTGTGTCGCCTACACCAACGATGTCGCTACCAGCAACTAGAACGCCGGTTATTCCGGTGTTACGAATTCGGTTGCCTTGAATGACGTTTAACGAAGCACCGTGAATAACTTTGATGCCGCAGTTGTAAGTGTCGGTAATCAGGTTATTAGTGATGACACCATACGATCCAAACGTATCAATACCTTCACCGACCTTATTGATTCGGTTTCCAGAGACGATCGTACCTGGAGAATTTTGTATATTGATACCATCAGTCTCATAACCAGCGTAAGCTAGAACTGCAGCACCAACAGTTAAGTCCGAAATGATGTTGTCGCAGATACGAAGGCGCTGACTAACGATGCTGTTAATACGATCGTCGTCAATATCAATGCCTGTAATCTGAGGACGCGAGGGCGACCAACCAGTGTAATTTGTAGTGCAGTCGTGAATGTAGTTGCGAGAAATCTCTCCAACAATAATAGATGCTCCAACTACTGCCCGCGTCACAGGGAAGTTGGCAATCTCGTTATCGACAATTTGCAGATTCGTACAGTTGCGTGCAACGATTGCGTCAACTGCCCGACCATCCGCTACTTCACTGATAACGCGGATGCCTTGAATGACTTGCTTATCATTTGGAGTAAACGGCGCGGTCGTCTGACCAGACAAGTCAATTACAGCAGAATTGTTGCTGTATGTCCCAACAACTGTTGTATTGTTGAATCCTGCTGCAGTCGCATAGATCGTTGCGCTGCCATCGCTGACCAGGCCCGTGCGGGTCGGGACGATCAGGCGGCTACTAACCTTGTACGTACCACCTGGCAACCAAACCGGGCGTTGAGCCACTGAGCCAGCATTCAGCGCATTCTGAATTGCGATAGTGTCGTCAGCAATGCCGTTTCCAACAGCACCGAAATCCTTGACCGACACGAAGTCCTGCAGCTTGTCCTGCACGGTTCTCGTGACAACGTTTGAACCAGCTTGCGTAAAGTTGACGTTATCGGAACCGTCTGCCGCCTTAAGTTGCGGGTATTGATTGATCGCGGGCATCAGTTGAACTCCAGCGGTCCTTCAGGACCAGTCAACACCGGGTCAACCGGTGGGCGAACAAAGGGATCGTCGTAGACGCGCCACGGCTTGTTGCCAGCACCAGAAGGCAGCGTTCCTGGAAACTGCTGCTCATAGGGCATCGTGGCGCGTGACAGAAGGGTGTTGTAACCCGTCTTTGCCGAAACAAGGGTCAGCGGCGACACCTGCTTCCCGTAGCTCGGAGCCAATCGCATCGCCAGGTTAGCGATGATTGCCTCGTTGGCGCTGTCAGGCACTTCGGACTGTGCATCAAGATCGCTGTCCTGCGGCGAGCCAGGAAGCGGGTAGGCCAGGCGGATACCCTTGCCGTTCCAGTCGGCCATCATCGAGTCGAGGCGGCGCAGCGCCGATTCCAGGTCTTCGGGTTGAAGATCGAAGACGTAGGACGCCAATCCGATTTCGGTGAAGGCGGCGGTCAGGAACTGGCGCTTGCTGTAGCCCACGATCAGGCCCCTTTCATCGCCTCTGCGATGCGTTCGAGCAGCCGCTTGTCAGTCGTGCGCCCGTCGAACTTGATACCCAGAAGTGTAGCCTGTTCCTCGATCTCTGCGCGAGTCGGTGGTGCATCATCTGCGGGCACCTCGGCAACAGGTTCGACCACTGGAACCACTTCTTCAGGCTTCGCGGGCTTTGGCAAGCGCTCCCAAGGCTTGTCCTTGAGCACTCGGGCGAGTTGGCGCTTGTTCACCCCATGGGTGAACGCTTCTCGTCCAGCCGCAACGATGGCATCGTCCGCGGTGGCATACCAGCCGTCCGCCAGTGCGGCGTCATGTTCTGCGGCATCGGCCACACTGCGGTACTGGTACGAGCCACCCAGAAGGCCGCTGAACTGGCCGGGGGACTTGTAGACGAAGGTGGGGTAGGTCATCGCTTCTTTGCGGTCTTGGCAGAGTCTCGGAACGCCTTAGCGGTGGGTGCGCCCTTGGACCCGGGCTTGCGCATGCGCTCCCCGCTGCCTTCCTTGATCCGCTCGCGCTTCTCGTGGATGTTGGAGTAGAGCCCGCGCTTCATCAACGCTTCCTCGGCGCCTTGCTCGGCATCCCGGCCTTGGTGGCAGCGGTGCGAGCGGTGTTCAGCGCGATGGCGACGGCTTGCTTCTGCGGCTTTCCGCGCTTCATCTCCTTGGAGATGTTCTCGCTGATCGACTTCTGCGAGTAGCCCTTCTTCAACGGCATGGTGCGC